ATTTATGCCATGAACATTGTCGCAAAATAACCATTTATGAAGGAGTTGAGGTCTGATGGCAAGAGAAAAGAACGCCAAAACGAAGTACTATGTCGGGGCAATTCCAACAGATGGCCAATCTCAGCCGACGTATTTCCGCCTCGGGAAATGGATTTCATCGGTTACGGATGATTCGGAAGAAGAAACCGAAGATACGGGGTTCTACGATGGTGATGGGACTCCGGAAACTGACGTTCGTTCGGTGAAGAAGACATATACTTTCGAGGGATTTTATGACGACGATGACCCGGCCATGAAATTTATTGCCAGCCTTGAATTCGAAACAGGAGAAGGACGGAAAATCATGTTTAAGCAAGAGCGTTCGAACGGCGACGTGTTGGAAGGACCTGCTACGGTGACGGAAATCAAGGTTACTGGTGGCGAGGCTACAGAATACGAAACATTCTCTTGCACGATCACATGGGATCGGAAACCGACCATAACCCCTGGTACAGGGGCCTAAGAGGGTAGCATCTTTCTACCCTCTTTTTTTACATACCAATCCTTTAAGAGGTGATTATTTTGGCCATCAAAATTCAGACGAGAAAAACAGAAATTCCTGTAGAAATCGGTGAGCTGAAGTTTGCTTTTGATGTATCAGATGAGTCTATTAAGAAATTTCGTGAGGAAGCTTTAAGGATTCAAAAAGAGTTTCACGAGATCGGCCCGGATGTTGATGATGAAAAAGCGTTAGAACAGGCGAAAAACATTTTAAAACAGGGATTCGACATGATGTTAGGAGAAGGAGCGTTTGAAAAGATTTACGAGTTATCACCATCAGTCATGATTTGTGCACAGTACTTCGCACAAATTATGCAGGGGATTGAAGATGAATTGCAAAACATGGGTTTTTCCGAATCGCAACAAGAAATAGCACAGAAATACATCCGCAAAAAGAAATAAGGTGATATGCCATGGATTTGGCCTATCCCTTGGAAGATACGGTTGAAATAGATGGTAAGGAATATAAACTCGACCTGTCTTTTGACAATGTTCTCCGGCTGATCGATATGCTCAACGATAAAGAGCTTGATGACGTGACACAGATTGAGACCGGGCTTTATATGCTGCTCGGAGTTGAATTGGACTATCCAATTGAAAAAAAGGCAGAAATCTTTCAAAAGATTTTCCGTGAAACGATCGGCAAAGAAGCCGAGGAAAACATCCCGGTTGATATTGAAGGAAACCCTCTGCCCACGGACCCGGAAGAACAGAAAAGGGTCTATTCAATCAAACAGGATGCGGAGTATATCTATGCGTCGTTCTACCAAGACTATGGAATTGATCTCTTTGAGATGCAGGGGAAACTCCATTGGGAGAAGTTCAAGGCCCTGTTAGTTGGCCTTAGGCCAGACACAAAATTCAGGGAAGTAATCGAGATCCGGACAATGGATCTACCATCTGGCAAGGGAATGGAGAAGGAAAGACAAAGAATTAAAAAGCTAAAAGAATACTACAAACTGAAAGATGAAGAACCGTAACCAGACAGGTTCTTTTTTATTGCCTTGAAAGGCAGGTGAAATGAATGGCTGACGGTCGCGTTGTGATTGATGTCATATTAGATGACGGTCAAGTTGTAAAAGGCGTTGCAAACATCGATAAACGTTTAGGGAACATAAAACAAATGGGAAGAGAGGCCGCAGCGGGGATAAAGGAAATTGTAACTGCTCTAGGGCTGGTAAAACTGGCCTCAAAAGCCATTGATATGGTTACTGGAGCATTAGACAGAGCTATTGATCGTTACGATACGCTGAATAACTTCCCTCGTGTCATGCAACAAATGGGATTTGATGCTGACGAATCACAAAAGGCGATCCAAAGGCTCAGTGACGGTATTCAAGGCTTGCCCACGACGCTTGATAGTGTAGTTAAAACAGCGCAAAGAATCGCTATCATGACGAAAGACCTAGACGGTGCAGTCGAAACGACACTGGCACTAAACAATGCGTTCTTAGCAAGCGGGGCAAGTTCAGCAGATGCGGCTAGAGGACTTGAACAATATGTTCAAATGTTATCGGCGGGAACGGTAGACCTTCAATCCTGGCGCACATTGCAAGAAACAATGGGCGTTGCGCTAAATGAAGTTGCAGAGGCATTCGGATTTGCAGGAGCATCGGCGCAAAATGACCTGTATGAAGCGTTGAAATCCGGTCGCATCACTTTCGATGAGCTCAACGAAAAATTGATCGAGTTGAGCAATCAAACTGATGGATTCGCTGAAAGAGCATTGACAGCAACAGGCGGTATCCGCACGGCGTGGACGAACATGAGAACTGCCGTCGTCCGTGGAGTGACGAATATCATTGGTGCGATTGACAACGTCCTAAAAGATACTCCTCTGCAATCTATCGAAAATATCATCAAAAATATTGGGAATGCGTTTTTCAACGGATTAAACGTGATCGCGCAAGGAATTCCGGTTGTTGCCGAGTTTTTTAGTACTTTGTTTTCTTACTTATCACCACTACTACCAACTATTCAAAATGTTTTTGAACAAGTAAGAAGTGCAATTGTTGACCGGATTTCGACTGCGATTGAGTTTGTAAGGGGTCTGTTTGCCAGTTTTAAGCAATTTTGGAACGAAAACGGGCAAGAAATATTAAACAATGCGAAAATATATTTCACCGGGGTTTGGGAAACAATCCAGACTGTTTTTGGAGCAATTCAAACAATTGTCCAGGATATTTTAGGTAGCAAGGTTATTCCATTCATACAGTCACAACTCGAAAGTTTGCGTCAATTTTGGCAAGAAAACGGCGAGCAAATCATGCAAGCCGTTCAAAATGCGTTTCAATTTATTCAATCCGTAGTGCAGTTTATAATGCCAATCGTGAAATTTATCATCGAAATTGTTTGGTCAGCTATTCAAGACATTATAAGCGGAGCGCTCAACGTCATCAAAGGATTAATTCAAGTTTTCACAAGCATTTTCACAGGCGACTGGAACCAACTTTGGGAAGGTATCAAAAAGATTCTGAAAGGCGCAGTCGACTTGATATTGGGGATTATGACTCTCCAATTCCTGGGTGGAATTAAAACAGCATTTACAAATTTGCTGACAAACGGCGTTAACATAATAAAAAATATGTGGACGGCTATTGTAAACTTCTTTAAGGGCGCAAGTGCGAACTCGACAAATATCGTGATGAGTTTAGTGTCGCGAGTAGTCGACTTTTTCCGCAACTTGCTGACGAATGGCACGAACATTTTCCGCAACTTGTTAAATGCGATCCGCAACAACATGAACAACGTTAGAACGGCGATTGTGAACATCTGGAATCGAATCATCAGTTTCTTGAAGGGAATCAATCTGGAAAATATCGGAAAAGACATCATTCGCGGTCTAATCAACGGTATTGGCTCGATGGCGAGCGCTGTTGTGGACAAGGTGAAAAGCATCGGAAACTCAATAAAGAACGGATTTAAAAAAGTTCTCGGAATCGCGTCTCCATCGCGAGTCATGCGGGACGAAGTTGGGAAAATGATCGGGTTGGGCCTTGCGGAGGGTATTGATCAAAGCGGGAATACCGCATTGAGATCCATGTCCAGTCTGACTAATTCCTTAATAAGGAATCCATTACGCGGAGCGAGTTTGCCGATCGGAAACCTTGTTCCTGCGGGTGTTTATTCCGGATTCTCACCCGTTTCCAAAGTGGCCCAAACGGTTCAACCTTATGATGATTCGGAGATTAAATCGTTGTTGAAACAAATCGCAGAAAAAAACGGAGATGTCTATCTCGGGCTTGAAAAGGTCGGTCGAATAATGGATGGAGAACAGGCTAAACGGACAGGCCTTTATGGGAGGAGGGTTGCGTACTAATGTTCGGTATAACTTTTAACGGAAAGCACAGTTATAACGATTTCGGATTAAGGGTGATCGATAAAACGATAGGTAATCCGTCCAAAATCAAAGTCAAAGAGCGCATACCCTTCTCCAATCAGATTTACGATTTTTCTCAAATTTATGGAGGTCAAGAGTATGAAG